TGTAATTGTTCCATCTTCAAATACTGCGTGGTATGGAAACAATCAAATTTTAACGCATATATTTCAATCAGGAAATTCAATTTTTGGTTCTACCACCGACAGTGGTCAGCGTTTGCAGGTGATGGGTGATGCGTTTATAAAGGGGAGTGGAGCAACGAGTGCGACAAGCGGATTACAAGTTCAGAATAGTGCAGGGACTGATTTGTTTATAATTAACAATAGTGGATATTATAAACTTTCGGGTTCAAATGGTTTGTTTTTTTCAATGTTTACTACAAGTCAAGGAGCAGCAAGTATAAGCGGAACAAATACTCAATTTTATAACTACACAACAACACAAGCTGCAACATTTGGTGCTTTTAGTTTTCATGGAGATAATTTCAGTCAGACAAGCGGTTCAGTTCATACTCTTTTTGTATCTAAAGGATTTTATCCAACAAGCGGAACTGCAACTCATTCAACCTTATCAATAGTACCAACAATCAACCAAACAGGCGGTGCAAACGGCATCACTCGTGGACTATATGTCAACCCCACCTTAACCGCTGCTGCTGATTGGCGGTCAATTGAATGGAGTAACAATAGCGGTTGGGGATTGTATGGGGCAGGGACTGCTGACAATTACCTTGCTGGGAAATTACTTATTGGAACTACAACAGTCAGCACCTTTGCTCTTGATGTCAACGGAACTGCGAGGGTTAGCGGAGCAGCAACATTCTCAAGTAGTGTAACGGCAACATCATTCATAAAGAGTGGTGGTACATCAGCACAGATACTTGCTGCTGATGGTTCAGTTATAACGGCAGGGACAAACATAACAATTAGCGGAGGTACTATAAGTTCAAGCGGTGGCGGTGGTGGTTCTGTTGATGAATTACAAGTTGCATTAATTTCACAAGTATTCGGATAAAATAAAAAATATAATATGCCAATAGCAAAAACATTATTAAGCGGTTCAACGGGTGGGATGCCAATCAAGGTTGTAGCAACCGCAACAACGGGAACAACGATTCACGCAACAGGAACAAGTGCAACAATCATTGATGAGGTTTGGTTGTATGCAACAAATACAAGTGCTGCAACAGTAGCATTGACAATTGAATTTGGTTCAACAACTGCTCCAGACCAAAATATTATTCTTTCAATACCATCAAAAAGTGGTTTGACTATTTGCGTTGCAGGTTTGACATTGGTTGGAACGGGTTCAGCAGCAAGAACAATAACTGCCTTTGCTGCAACCGCAAACGTAATTAACATTGTTGGATACGTAAACAGAATTTCCTAATGGGTAGGTTTGATTTTAGAACAAGAACTGGGCAAATATCTGCAATAATAGAAACGCAAGTAGCAACATCTGGTGATACAGATGCACAGGCATTTTTTAGTAGAGTTACTGCTGCTGGTGGTACATTAAGTCAAACTGAACAAGATGCAGTTACTACATTGGTAGTAAGTTTGAAGTCAGCAGGAATTTGGACATTGATGAAAGCAATTTACCCAATGGTAGGTGCTTCTGCTGCTGCTTGTGCTCAAAACTTAAAAAGTTCAAGTTTTACTGGAACATTTACAAGTGGTTGGACTTTTGCATCAGCAGGAGTAACTCCAAATGGTACAAGTGCATACATGGATACTGGTTTTAACACAAACAATAACTTGGTAAAAACATCAGCACATCTATCCGTATATGTTAGAAATAATTCTTCCGCAGGTTCTCCTTATGATTTAGCAAATGCGTCAAATAGTGGATTAACTACCGATAGCACATACCTTATCTCAAGATATAGTGGTAATTTTTCTTATTTTGGAATTGCCGACCCGTCATACGGAACTGCAATTAATGGTACTTCTGATTCTCGTGGTTTTTGGTGCGGAACAAGAATTACAAATGCTCAAGTAATTTATAAAAATGGAACAAGCGTAGCAACGGGAACAGCAGGTTCTACCAATTTAGCAAATAATAATTTGTATTTAGGTGCTGCAAATGGTAATGGTACTGCAACTTTATTTTCAGATAAACAATATGCATTTGCTACAATAGGAGATGAATTATCAGCAGGACAAGTTTCTAATTTTTACACTTCTGTACAAACATTCCAAACATCTTTAAGTAGACAAGTATGATAGGTTACATTTTAACAATAGAACAAAAGGAAGATATACAAGGGCAGTACTATACACAATATGAATTTTTTAACTGTGTTCAAGACATTAATGATATTTGGTTTACATTCTTAACAGATGATGATAAGCGTGTAATTATAGGTACACAGTACGAATGGTTACTATCTTGTCCGCAAGGCGAGTACGTTCCCAAACCATCACCTCCTTTTCCTCCACAATCTTAAATAAATAAAAATGGCAAAACAAATCAATCCCATCAATGTATGGGTAAATGGCGAAAGCAAATCAGCAGAGTATTTTCAAGTTACTTGCATTAATGACAACTACGAATCAAGTGCTACAAATTATTGGCAGTTGTTCACCAAAGTTGTAGATGCTGAAGGTGTTGAATCACAAGGTGAGCAAGTTGCTCAAGGTAACCTCACGATTGATGGTGCGGATTACATCGCTTGGGGCGACCAACCTGCAATGGCAATCAACGCTTGGATTTACAATTGGTCTGCGGATAAACTAAATTTAGTAATTTTGCCTTAAATTAAATACTATGACACTTATTGAATTGAAAGCAGCAGCCTATGACATTTTGAGTAATCTTGAGTATTTGCAAAAGCAACTCCAAGAGGTTAACCAAAAGATTGCAGAAGAACTCCAAAAAGAGAAAAACGAAAATGGATAAAAAAATTAGTGCATTACCGATTTCATTTGAGCAGTTCAGCAAAGACCCAGTTAAAGGTTTTCTGTTCATTACACTTATTGCAATTGGTTACTTATATGTTGACCAAAAGATGCAATACACCGAGCAGATTGAACGGCAAGGAAGCAAGATAGAAAAGTTAGAAGCAAAGATTGATGCTCTTGGGATTCAACTCAAGAGGTCTGATTCATTGCTCTCTGCTACAACATCTAAAATCTTAGTCCTTCAAGAACTTGGGAAAATCAAATGAAACGATTAATTGTATTACTATTTATCTCATCATGTGCCAACCCTGTCAAAGAGGAGAAAGTCCTTTTTGATGGGGTTGATACTATCCTTATGCAATCAAGGGAACATATTGATACTATTGTAAAGTTCCTCCCAAAAGTTGACAAGCAGATTGAGAAAGCAGAGAAGCAAGTATTGCTAAACGTATTAAGCATCAAATTGCAAAATGCTAAACTCAAAGAAGATGCAAAAATAGTCAAGACTATTACCATTAGGGATACCATTATCATCAAGGAAAAGACTAATTTTTGGGGTAGAAAGAAAACCTCTACCGATTCCATTTCATCAATTGACTCAACCGAACAACAATGAAACAATTTTTTTGCGAAGAAAACGGCAGACTATCAATGAAGCGACTTTGCGGTTTTACTTGCGTAGTCATCATCTGCGTTACAATGTACCACAATTCATTCTACGAAACTGAACCATCAGAAGCATTGGTTTACTCTGTATCTGCTCTTGCATTTGGTTGCTTGGGTTTAACTTCAGCAGAGAAAATATTCAAGAAAGATGAAACCAAAGATTAGTCTTTTATTGGTTTTGTTAATTGGGTGCAACCCAGTTAAGCAGGTTTTGCGTGACCAAGATAAACTTGAAGAAGTCGCAAAGGTTGTGGTTAAAGGGGGATGGTGTGCAAATGACACTACCTTTATTGTCAAGTCTGATACCTTGATTGAGTTTGACACTTTGGTGAATGTAAAAATTGAAGTTGATACACAAAAAGTAAACGAATTTGTTTATATCACCAATTGGAAAACAAGGGACATAATCAAGTCTGTAACCATCCATGACACAGTTAAGTCCTTCATTGTTGATAATGCCCGTGTGAGGTTATTACAGGCAGATTCAGCACGTTTAGGAGGCGAGGTAATAGAATGGAAAGGAAAAGCAAAGAGAAGGCAAATTTGGTTGTTTGCAATCATTGCAATGATATTCGGTGCATTATACATTAAATCTAAAATATGAAACTGAACAAAGAAGGTGCAGACTTAATTAAATCATTTGAAGGATGTAAACTTAAAGCATATCAATGCTCTGCAATGAAGTGGACTATTGGGTATGGAAATACTTTCTTTGAAGATGGTACACCAGTTGTTGCAGGAAATGCAATATCTCAAGAGAAAGCAGAACAACTCTTTGAAATAATTGCAAGTGATTTCTCTGATAAGGTTGTAAAATTAGTGCCATCGCATATAACCCCTAACCAATTCGGTGCATTAGTTTCTTTTGCATATAATTGTGGCATTGCCAATCTTCAGAAGTCAACTTTGTTGAAAAAGATTATTGCTAATCATAATGACCCAAGCATAAAGGCAGAGTTCTTAAAGTGGAACAAAGCAGGTGGCAAGGTTCTTGCAGGTCTTACAAGAAGAAGGGAAGCAGAATCTAATCTATATTTCAAATGACAAAGGTTAACATTTGTGCAGATTATCGTGAAAGGTTCGGATGGGATATGCCGACCTTAAAACTTGCAAGGATTGTCTACCAAGATAATCCTTTGCTTTTTAATTCAATTGAAACGGCAAGAACGGCATTAAGAAGCATTGAAGGTAAAGCGGGTCAGAGAGTAGTAATCAGAAAAGAGGTTGATGGAAGACCTAAGAATCCTTATAACTTGCCACAATCTGATGAGGCAATTTATGAACCTTATCAACTAAAAGCGAAGCGTTTGCTGGTTCTTTCCGACATCCACATTCCTTATCATAGTATTGATTCGTTAACCTGTGCTTTTGATTATGCAAAGCATGAGAAACCCGATGCCATTCTTTTAAATGGTGACACACTTGATTTCTTTGGATTGAGTAGGTTTGCTAAAGACCCAAAGGCGAGGTCATTTGCACATGAACTAAAAACATTTAAGGAGTTTATGGATGTGCTGAAAAGTACATTTGATGCCAAGATTTACTTTAAGATTGGAAACCACGAGGAAAGGTACTTCCATTTCCTTTGGATGAAAGCACATGAGATTGTCGGAGTTGAGGAGTTTGAACTTGAAAACATTATAAAATCAAGGGCAGAAGGTATTGAGATAATCAAGGACAAGCGTATAATGAAAGCAGGTGACCTAAATATTATTCATGGTCATGAGTTTGGTGGTTCTGTGTTTAGTCCTGTGAACATTGCAAGAGGATTGTTTTTGAAGGGTAAGGTATCTGCTATGCAAGGACATAATCATCAGAGCAGTTCTCATTCTGAAAGCAATATGAACGGAGAAATAACTACTACCTGGTCGCTTGGTTGCCTATGTGAATTGCATCCCGCTTATCTTCCTATCAACAAATGGAATCACGGGTTTGCTATTGTAGATATTGATGGTAAAAACTTTGAAGTAAGGAATAAGAACATATATAAGGGGCAAATCTTTTAGCATGGAAGAAGACCTCATTTTAGGCGAAGGCGAAGAGGTTGAATATGTTGAGGAAGAAATAGGGTACTCCTATCCCGAATTTATACATGCATCGGTTGAGGTCCTTACAATGCTTGAAAGTGCCAATCCAATGACAAGGGAAGAGGTTGAAAAGATGCAAGAACTCAAGAAACTTTGTTTAGAAATGCTTGAATATTCTGTAAAATCCATGCACGGAATGCTATTTACTAATGACATTTGACTGTGTTTTTGTGTTTATTAATGTGATTTACCCCTGATATTTTTATATTGGGGGTCTTTTTTATGGGTAAACGACAAAAAATAGTTTAAAAAAGATTAAAAAAGTGTTCTTTGTATTAAAAAAAGAATTACATTTGCTAAACAATCACACTTAAACCACACGTTATGACACAGACTGCAAAAAGAAACTTCATGTTAGAAATTTCAGAAATCAATGAAAACACCAATGTTTTTGCTATTGCCTACAATATGATGAAGGCATTGAAAAATGGAGAAATAACTAATAGGCAATTTGAACTGTTATGCGGAGACTTGCAGTTGGAATGCTTGAGGCAGAACCTTCCAACATCAAATGAAATCTGTTCTTTATTCTAAATCAATCACGGGGCGAGGCATCCTACACCTCATTAAATCACACAAACCTAATCACATGACACACTCTTTTATCCTCAAGTTCGGTAAGTACAAAGGTCAAAATTTCAATTCTACTCCTATTTCTTATCAGTCTTGGTTGCTCAAACAGGACTGGTTCAAACTTCCTACTCAATTGACAGAGGTTCAACAAGCATCTAAAACAATCAGTCAGGTAAGCGGTCAGTTGAAAAATTGGAATGGTGTTTCTGCAAAAGGGTCTGCTACTTACGAAAGAATTTTTGATGCCGAGGTGGCAATGGATAATGCTATTTTTAATAACCCGAATCAGTATTCACAGTTTTACGATGGGTCTTGGTAGATAAATTATCAGGGAGGGAAACCTCCCTTATTTCACACTTTAAACTAAAAACAATGAAAGCAAAAAAAATCATCACTTGGGCAACAATTATCGCAATGCTTTGGGTAGTAGGTCAGATTCAAGACCAATATTGCAGATAATGAATGCCAAGAAACTCCTGCAACCTATTTGGGTAAAATGCAGATTATGCAAATTACTTTACACAATCACAATTCAAACACAAAGCAAATGTCCAAGATGCCACTGCCTAAATGGGTCGACCTAAACACTGTTGAACGCCATAAGTTACTCGGTGAACTTATTGATGCTATGATTTATAGCGGCGAAGCAGTAGAACACCTTCAAGCAACTGTTGAGCAGTTCAGATTAATGGGTTACGTTAAGTCAATTATTTTACCTCAAAATGAAGATAATGAAACAATGCACGAAATGTAAGCAAGAGAAACCAAAAGACCAATTCAACAAGAATGCATCCTCAAAGGATAGGTTAGCAAGTAGGTGTAGGGAATGCGAAAAGGGTATTAAGAAAAACAAAATAGATATCTACTCGGATTTATACCGCATATTTTAAACAAGCAAAACAAATAAAATGACAAAGGAAGAACTTAGAAGAACAAGAAGAGCAAAAGAAGTAACACAGGAAAAGTTGGCAGAATTGTCAGGTATATCACTTGCCACAGTTAACAGAGCAGAAAAGACTGGTAAGGTAAGACTTGGAACTATGCAAAAATTATTTCAAGTTTTAGAAGAAATTAATTAACTTTAACATTAAATAAATCACAAACGCAATGAAAAAACAAGTCACAACAAATGTCCGCATACCTGCGGAATGGTTAAAGGTCAGCATCGCAGACATTATGATAATGGTTACTGCTACCATTAATGATGCAGAGGATTACGTTGATGTCCAAGTTAGGGAAATAATCATCCCAGGGTATCACTGCATAAACATCCTGCCTCAGTTTCATTCTGCTTTTTATGAGTTAGTTGAGCAGAAGTGCATGGATGCTTTTACGTTCAAGATGGACAGTAATTATGACCACGAATATTATAGCGACTATGTACTATGATAGAATAGAAATGACCTTAATGGTCCGTGATGAAGTCCGAGCAACGGCATTCCCTTTGCGTAACCATGATAGCATTGAAAGACAGAGGCATCAATGGTATTACTTTTATGGGTTAAAGAGTATCAAGGATTGGGAAATCTACATCACCCATAAATCAACGATGGAGAACTCATCACCTTTTAGAATAGAAAAACCTTTTCCATATTTAAAAAAATCACAAAACAATGACACAACAGAATCAGAATCAACAGACCAGCATTGCGAACCAGTTAATTCTTCAGGGAGACTTGAGCAAGTTGTCGGCAGGGGACAAGGTTAGGTATTACAACGGGTATTGCGAAAGGATGGGGTTGGACCCATTTACCAAACCTTTTGACATCCTTAGACTTAATGGAAAGGAGGTACTTTATTGCACAAGGTCGGGAACTCAACAACTTAACAAGTTGCACAAAGTATCTCACTTGATTACTTCCCGTGATACCAATGCAGAAGCAGGGGTTTACATTGTAACAAGCAAGGCATCCCTTCCCGATGGAAGATGTACAGAATCAATCGGAGCAGTCAACATTGCAGGACTTAAAGGTGAGGCTTATGCAAACGCAATCATGAAGGCAGAAACTAAGGCAAAACGGAGGGCAACCTTAGACCTCTTGGGATTGGGTGTTCTTGATGAATCAGAGGCAGAAACAATCCCTAATGCATCCGTAGGGGCATTGCAGACAATGGTAGAAGCATTGCCTCAAATGGAGGTGGAAGAGGTTGAGGTTATTGAGGAAGACCCTGAGTTAAGCATTGGTAGACTTGCTATTGCAATCAAGAAGGCAAGTAACATCGTAGAACTCAAGGCGGTCTATGATGCCAATAAGCATAAGATTGAAACCAACACATTTATCAAGGAACAACTAAAAGCAAGAAAAAATGAGTTACTTAAAGGTTAATGAAATAAAGGTGGGGGATATTGCTCCCACCAAATTTGGAATAGAACTTATGGCAGATGCTATCCAAGAGCAAGTCAATGAAGGATTGCTTGACCCTTTGGAGGTTGCAATAAAGTTCAATAGTTTAGAGCAACTGGTTAAGTCGGTAAAGACCCGAATAACCGAGAATGTTTTATCAGAACTTATGAAGCATCCAAAGGGCAAAGCAGAGGTACTTGGGGCAGTTGTTTCCAATATGGAAAGTATCAAGTATGACTTTTCAGACCTTGCAGGTTGGTCAGAACTTGAAGAACAGATTACCTTGCTAAAGGAAAAACAAAAGGAAATAGAGGACAAAGAAAAGACCTACCATAAGGGCGACCTACCCATTAAGTCAGTAACTTCAACCTTCAAAATTCAACTCAGTAAATAAAAACAAATATGCAAAAGTTAATTAGTTTAAACATTGATGTCAGTAAAATTGACCCTAAAAGATTGTACAAGGGTAAAAAAGGACAATATTTGTCCGCAACCTTATTCTTGAAAGAAGAGGTGGACCAGTACGGAAACAATGGTTTTATCGTTGAATCCATTACAAAGGAAGAAAGGGAGAAAGGCAAGAAAGGTACAATCATTGGAAATGCCAAGTTTATGGCAGCAGGTGGACCTTCAAAGCAAGAAGAACCTCAAGACCTTCCATTCTGAATTAATCACACGGGTGAGGTTGTAATGACCTCACCCATACTTAAACCAATCGTTATGCAAATCACATTAGACAATCACGAGCAAGAAATCGTTAGGGGAATCGCACTGGCAAGGCACAATAACAATATAGATAGAGGAAGCAGGTCTTACAAGATGGGTGGAGGTGATGACCTTCTCATTAACCTTGAAGGCACAGGTGGAGAATTTGCTTTTTGCAAATTAAAAAACATTTATCCCGACATGACCATTGACCATCCTATCCCTTTTGATTGCTATATTAATGGTCATGGTTACATAGATGTAAAGACCACAAAGAAAACAAACGGAATGCTTTTGGTTGGTGTTTGGAAATCAAGGTCAATACCCGACTATTATGCTTTGATGGTGGGTGAGTTTCCTACTTATGAGTTCAAGGGATTCTTCCCAGGTAATGACTTATTTAATGATGGCAACCTTGTTGACCTCGGACATGGACCAACCTACGGAATCCCTCAAGACAGATTAAAAATGGAGTTATGATGAAATTAATTAAAATATTCTACATGATTTATTTTTTTGTCATTTCAGTTCCATTGGCGGTCATATTTTATGTGGGTGCAACCATTATTTCACTATTAAAACCAAAGTTTTGAAGGACATAACCTATCACTTAGAGAATGCAGTTGAGTATCTTGTCTATGACCTAAGCATTGAGGACATAGAAGAACGCAGGGCAAAGGCGGTCACCTATCGGTCAGGCAAGTGCGTTTGCAACTTTATGGGATATCCTCCCAATAAAATTAGCGACTTACGGCAGGTTGGTCGCAAGGTTATCAGCAGACTTGATGGCAAAACCTATGCGGTCCGAGTTAAGAAAAAATTGCAAGATGTTAAATAAATTTTGTATATTAGGGGTACTTGGTAGGGAAACCCAAGTGCAAGTAAAAATTATTAATGCCTTAGAAAGGTTTGGAAGTTCTGCGAAAGCAAACTTGTTTCCCCCGAACCTTTTTAAGGTATTTTTTTTATGAATACTGGACAAATTGTAAAGAGCAAGTCAACCGAAAGGTTTACAACTTTACCAAATGAGTTGATAAAGTCCAAGTCTTTATCACTTGATGAAAAGGGTCTTTTGAGTTATTTGTTATCACTTCCATCAGATTGGGTGATTTACAAAAAGAATCTGTACAACAACCTTCCCGATAAACCAGGTAGTATAGATAGGGCATTTAAGGGGTTGCAGTCTAAAGGTTATATCTTATCAATAAAGATGCATGACCAAACCACAGGAAGGTTTGTAGGTTGGAATCATATTGTTTATGACATACCTGCCGAAAGTGAACCTATCCGAGTTCGGGAAAACCCGACTTCGGAAATTACCGACTTCGGTGAAAGTGCCATTATACAAAAGACTAATTCCATACAAAAGAAAGATTTAATACAAATAAAAGAATTAGAGTTCATTTCTGATGATTGGGAAAATGTTTGGAAAGGATGGATGGAATATAAAAAGGTTGAGCATGGTAACAAGTTCAAAAGTTCTAAAACAGAACAAACTGCCATAAATAACTTGGTTGAACTTTCGGAAGGTGATTTAGAAACTGCTAAAAAAGTTATCAATCAAAGCATCTCAAACAATTACAAAGGATTATTTAAACTAAAAGAAACTAAAAATGGAACAAGCACTAAGTCAAACTTTGACATCTATAATGAGAAACGAAACGAGTACCATGACTACTTCTCCGAGATTGACAGACTCAGAGCAACTGGACTTGGAACGCTTTAAACTTGCAAGGGTATCTGAAAAGTTAAATACTATAAGCATTGCACTTGTGATTGATGAACTTATAAGGGGAATGCATAAACTTGGCATCAAGGGTGATAAGATACCCAATAAAGAGGAACTATCTGTCATGTATAAGTCAATAGTTGAGGAATACCCTAACATCAAGTTTGGTGAGTTATCCCTTGCATTTGACTTAGCAGCAAAGGGTAAACTTGACATAGAGGCTGAAACATATCAGAACTTCTCAATGCTTTATCTTCACAGGTTACTTAGGGCATTTGCAAGGTATGGTATGCAGAAACTCAATGAGATTAAACCAGTTCAAGAAAGCAGTTGGAATCCAAGATTTGTCACGGATGATGAGAAGATAGAAACTGCGTTTGATTGTTATAAAAAGTTTCGCATTTGGGATAGCATCGTGTTCGGGGTGGATGTGTTCCATATCCTGCATAAGCAAGGCAAAATAATTGTAGAAGTTGATGATACCTATGATAAGGTTCTAAAGGCAATGAATGAGAAATTATTTGAAGGGTCAAGGCAGGACAAGATAGATATAAGGAACAAGATGAAAAATGATGACTACATGGAGCATCAGTGCTATCGGATGGCGGTATCACAATACTTTGACAAACTTATAAAAAGAGGGTAATGGACTTAACCGCAGGAATGTTGACCAAGTTCGCACTTATTAAGTTGGAATCCAAAGGGTATTACGTTTGGCGAAACAACAATCTGTCTGTACCTGGTCGCAAGTTTATTGGGGAGAGAGGTGTTGCCGATATTACGGGATTCTGCAAGTCAACGGGCAAGGCGGTCTATTGTGAGGTTAAAACAATTAAGGATAAACTTAGCGACTTTCAGATAGTTTTTCTTAATAGGGCAAAAAATGCAGGAGCATTGTGTTACCTTGCAACCGATAACAAGGGCATCCCCGAACTGAATGAATGGGTCTGACAAAGAACGATATCATCGCAGGTCTATACACTGACAAGGATATAGATAATGCCATCAAAAAGATGCAACCTTTTGAGTTGCAGGATGACTTGAGGCAGGAGATGTTTATGGTACTATGTGAGATGGATGAGGTAAAGTTCATGTCAATGCATACGGGTGGATTTTTAAAGTTCTACTTGGTCCGCACAATGCTTTCAATGATAAAATCAGATAGGTCAACCTTCTTTAACAAGTTCAGAAAGGTTTTTACAGAATGGACTGAGAAGCATGATGCACCTGATGTCAGTGATAGCATTCAAACCGATGAGATAACCGTAAAGTTGAATAATTCTTTAAAGATTCTCCATTGGTATGAACTTGAGATACTTAGACTTTATTCCGAGAATGGGCAGAATATAATGAGTCTTTCACGGGACACTGGTATTCCATATAGGTCCCTTATGAAGACCATTAAAAAAAGTCGCACTTTACTTAAATATAAAATTAAAAATTATGTTATTGATTAAGACTGTAATTGCCTCTATTTTCTTGGTATTTTATTTTATTGACTTGACACGCTTACCTGAGAAGTTAAAATTAAACTTCAAACCATTTAACTGCAACCTATGTCTATCGTTTTATGTTGCAATCATACTTTACATAGTTCCAGTATGGGTACTTAATTGTGTTTTGGTTGCCTCTGTCTCAGGTGTAATTGCTCCTTTGTTTCGTAACCTTATGATGAATATTTTTTATAAAAAATAATTACATGACACAAACAGCACTTGAATGGTTCGTAAATGGATTGCAGGAATGCAATTATATACCAAAAGATAGAATCGTAATGAATGATTTTATTAAAAAAGCAAAAAAAATAGAAAAAGAACAGATTATGAATGCTTTTTCTAAAGGTAAAATAAACCATAATAAAGACTTGGCAATTGAATACTACAATAAAACCTATAACAAATGACACAGGAAACATCAAAATATATATTGCCACATTTCACACTATATTCAGATGGTAGATTATATAATCACAAAACGAAAAAATTTAAGAAATGGTCAAATAGTAATGGATATATGGTTACAAGCATATTAGAAAATGGAAGGTTAAGATTTGTGAGGCAGCACAGACTTCTTGCAGAATCATTTATACCAAACATTGAACAAAAAAAAGATGTTAATCATATTAATGGAATCAAAAATGATAACAGATTGGAGAACATTGAGTGGGCAACAAGGTCAGAAAATATGAAACACGCATTTGATACTGGTTTAAAAAATGCAAAAACAATTTCTAAAAAAGTTGTAGATAGGATAACAGGCGAAGAATACGATAGCATAACAGAAGCAGCAATAATACATAATATAAACAGAGGTAATTTATCAAAAATGCTAACTGGAAAAAGAAAAAACAAAACAAATTTACAATCTTACAATAATTAAACACTATGATAAAAGAGGATGAACAATTTATTCAAGACAACATCTACAACTTTGAATGCGTTAAGATTGGGTTTATGAAGAACCTACCCTTGCATATCTTAGTGGGGTACGAGCAGATTTACAGGAGGTATCTTGACCCTGGTTTTATTCTGACAAGTTGGTGTTCTAACTGCGTGGCAGATATGATGAAAAGACTTTCAAGGTATTGGGATGAATACCAAGCAAAGAAGGTCCTTGATGCAGAAGTTGTACAAGAATCTGTACACGAACCAACACAAAAGAAGAAAGGTAGACCATTTAAAAATAAGCAATGACAATCATCACAGTCGGTCAAAGAAACTCAGGGGTATCTTTTCATAGGTTATTCAATCCCGTAATCTATCTGCCAAAGGAATATGCAATGATGACAGATGTGCTAACAGAGGAAGAACTTGAGAAAGGGTATGATATCCTTTTTATCAATCGGTATATGGCAGGGATGGAGGTTGATGAGGTTGTAAGGTTACGGGAGAAGTACGGATTCAAGTTGGTAGTGGATATTGACGACTATTGGAACTTAGATGCTTGGCATATCCTTTACGGCAAATATCCTACTAAAAAGGTCATTGACCATATCAAGGTGGCAGACTTAGTTACTTGCTCTAACAATGATTTAGCAGTCCATATTGATGAACTTAATCCGAATTGGATAGTAATACCAAACGCATTGCCTTATGGAGAGGACCAGTTCACGGATGTAAAGACCGAATCAGAAAAGGTACGCTTTGTTTATGCAGGTTCGGTAACACACGAAAAGGATATCGCAATCCTAAAGAATCCAATGAAAAGAGTTGCAGGGGATTCTATGGTAAAGAATAACTCAAACTTTATCCTTTGCGGATATTCGGAAGATAAGAACGTATCAGAGGTATGGGGCAGAATGATTAATGACTATATGTGTGGATTCAAGGTTGATGGGTACATACGTGGTGCGTTACCAGTGGACCAATACATGAACTTTTACAATGAAGCGGATGCATGTCTTGTTCCTTTGGTAGATTCCAAGTTTAACTCTATGAAGTCAAACCTCAAGGTCTTGGAGGCAGCAACTAAGAATGCACCTGTAATCTGTTCCAACGTGAAACCTTATTCCCAATGTAAATATATCATCCCCGTAAACAATCAATCCGATTGGTTTACAAATATTAAAAAACTTGTCAAAGATGCTATTTATAGAAAGGAGATTGGGATTGCAAATGGGGAATGGTGTAGAGAGAACTTTGACTTGGTTAAGGTAAATAAACTTAGAACACAAATATTCAACGCATTATGAAAGCACAATTAACCTTTGACCTTGATGACATTGATGAAAGGATTGCACATTTAAGGTGTGTAAAGTCTGAAGCACTTATGTCTGCAATTCATACCTTCCATTACAACACCAAGAAAAGATTAATGAACTTGGTAGAAGAGAAAGGACTAAGTGAATACGAAGCAGTTGAATTAGTATTTGATGAGTTTGAACTATTGATGAGTGACCATAACATAATCATTTCAGAATTAATACAATAAGAATGCCAGTTATAAAATGCAGCAACGGAAAGTATCGCATCGGGTCAGGTCAATGCATCTATGATACAAAAGAGAAGGCGGTTGAGGTATGGACCGCAATACTTGCAGGGGGTAAATATTCTTACAAGAAACCAAAGGAAAAGAACACAAAAAATAAACGCAATGGATAAGGTACTTATCGCAATGGCGGTACATGATACCGAAGAGAACAAAAGGTCAGAACTAACCGAAAGGGTACTCAATAGTCTATACAATCAAGATATCTTTGAAGACCATGACTTTTGGGTGGTAGATAACAACTCATGTGATGCGACTAAAGAGGTCCTTGAATCATGGGCAGAGGATGGGTACATTAACCTTATCACCAACGAAAAGAACATCGGAACGGCAGAGGCGGTTAATCTTGCTTGGAAGAATCGCAAACCTGGTCAACACTGCATAAAGATGGATAACGATGTAACCATTAATTATCTTGATTGGGTTAAGGAAATGGTTGAGGCGATAGAACGTGAAGCAAGGATAGGTATTGTAGGATTGAAGAGAAAAGATTGTTGGGAAGAACCTAACCATGCCTTGCCTGATTGGAGAAGCGAGTTGATAATGCTACCACACTTTGCAGGTCAGCGTTGGATAATAGTTGAAAAGTGCCATCACATAATAGGTACTTGTCAAATGTACTCATCCGCTTTGCTTGACAAAATAGGTTACCTTTGCCAACCTAATCTGTACGGATATGATGATGTCCTTGCATCTCATAGGTCAACAGTAGCAGGGATGTGGAATGTGTTTATTCCTCATATTGAGATTGAACACATAGACAAAGGAGAAACGGAATATCAAACTTGGAAAGAGAAGCATAGTGCGGAAGTAACGCAAGAGGTAATCAAGATGACCCATGAGTATTATCACGGAAAAAGACCAATATACTACAATCCTTTTCAATGAAAGTAATCGTATCACTTGACAATCCGAATCACGCAGGTTGGTTGAAGTTGGAGGAATCCCTTAAACAACACGGGTGGGCATACCATCCAATAGTCAAAGAGTGGAAAGGGTTCGGCACAAAGATTATAGGACTTTATGAGTACCTATGTGCAACCGATATAGATGACTTCATCTACCTTGATGCTTATGACAATTACTGCATATCTAATCCTGATGAGTTTAACTATAAGCACAGAGGGCAAAGCGGTCTGATTATAAGTTCAGAGAAAGGATGTTATCCTGATGTACAGAATATGGGCAAGTTTCCTGTGGTGAATCACGAATGGAAGTTCCTAAACAGTGGGCAGATTTACGGGAATAAAAAGGACTTCCTTGATGTTTACCATAGTAATCCCCCAAAGTATGAAGATGATGACCAACGTTGGTACACGGAACGCTTCCTTGCAATGCCCGACAAGATAGGACTTGATTACTGTAACATCTTCCAATCCGTTGCGTTTGAGGTTGAAGGTGACTTTACCTTAACTTACAATAGATTGTACAACAATAAAACACATACCTTCCCTATGTTTATTCACGGGAACGGCAAAACCGATATGACTAAATTTTACCAACTATGATGGAATGGATAGTTAAAGAATACACCGATAAGGTAAACGCTGACCAAGAACTCAAAGCATACCGAGATTGGATAGAAGCAAACGCTTTCGGGTTCGGTGAAAGGTGTTTCCTTTGGATGTGGAATGATATAGTCGCAAAAATGCCAAAAGAATTTACCTTTATGGAGATAGGAGTTTTCCGTGGGCAGATTCTTGGACTTATTAAAATACTTGCGGACCGACACGGCAAGAAAGTTAAGCGAATCGGAATCACACCTCTTGATATGTCGGATGGGCATTGGGAATCAGACTACGAAGCAGACATACTTAAACTGCATAAAACATTTAAGATTGCGGATGACTATGAATTAATCCGATTAGATTCTACCAACCCAAATGCAGTCAAACTTGCCTCACAGAATCCACCCGATGTACTTTACATTGATGGAGGGCATACCTACGAGGTGGTAATGGCAGACCTCAAGAACTATCTCCCTATCCTAAAGGTAGGCGGTACACTGGTCATTGATGACTGCAATAATGCAATCCCAATGCCGTGGGGTTACTTCGCTGGGATTCAATCGGTATCAAACGCAGTAGACCAATTTCTGCCAAGAGAAGGACAGACCGAACAATGGAAGCATGAACTTAACTTAGTACACAATAGGGTACTTACAAAATTGAAGTAATGGA